TAATTGCATTAAATGGTCAAACCTTACCTTTTGATATTAATGATTCTTTTGACTTACAAATAAAAGACTCAACCGGATCTTATGTAAGTTTATTTGGTGGCGACATTACCGATGTGACTGTTGAGGTCGGTGCTACTGGATCAGCTGCAACAGTTGTTCAATACACACTTATTGCTATGGGTTCTCTTGTCAAATTAGCAAAAGAAATTTGGGATGGCAACATTCCACAAGATGAGGATGGCAATCAAATTTATGACATTCTTTCAAGTGTATTACTTGGAACTTGGAATGATGTGCCAGCAGCCACTCAATGGTCTACTTATAATGCAACCGAAACCTGGGCAAATGCAGTTAATTTAGGATTAGGCGAAATAGATCAGCCAGGTCTTTACACAATGCAACACCAACCAAGCACAGTCGATACGATTTACAACATTGTTTCAGATATTGCTAATTCTGCATTTGGTTATATTTATGAGGAAAACAATGGCGATATTGGATATGCAGATGCTGACCACAGACAAAACTATCTTTTAACAAATGGTTATGTTGAATTAGATGCTGGTCATGCTTTAGGTGCTGGACTTTCAACTGTTATGCGTTCATCAGATGTTAGAAATGACATTTTTATCAATTATGGCAATAATTACAATTCACAGGTTACAGCTAGTGATGCCACATCAATTGCCCTATATGGCTACAAAGCCGAAACTATCAATTCTAGGATTCATGGAGCTGTCGATGCCCAAGCAATTGCTGATCGCTATATTGACCAAAGAGCCTATCCACAGCCAGCATTCCAATCGATAACATTCCCAATCACTAACTCAGAAATTGATGACTCAGATCGCGATGATCTACTAGGTGTATTTATGGGGATGCCGGTAGATATTCAAAACCTACCTACTCAAATCTCAGGTGGGGCTTTTCAAGGTTATGTTGAGGGCTGGTCATGGAGCACTAGGTTCAATGAACTGTTTTTGACAATTAATGTTTCTCCAGTCGCATTTAGCCAAGTGGCGATGCGTTGGAATACCATGCCAATAACAGAGGCTTGGAACACAATAGACCCAAGTTTGACTTGGGAGTACGCTACAATAGTCGCATAGGAAAAGGATAAAATGGCAACTACTACTAATTACAGCTGGACGACACCGGACGACACCGATCTGGTCAAAGATGGCGCAGCAGCGATCCGATCACTTGGAACTGCAATCGATAGCACAGTATTTACTAATGCTGGAGCAGCTATTGCAAAAGCAACTATTGATGCAAAAGGTGACTTAATTGCCGGAACTGCTGATAACACAGTTGCAAGATTAGCGGTAGGCGCAAACGGCACTACACTCGTAGCGGATAGTTCTACCGCCACAGGCTTAAAGTGGGATACACCTGCAAGTGGTGGTTTGACTTTAATTAATACTGGCGGCACTAGTTTAACAGGTGCGTCTGTAACTTTATCATCAATACCAGGAACTTATAAAAGTTTAAGATTGGTTGTAGTTAATCCTTTAATGGCAACAGATGCTACAGGTTTCTTTGTCAGAATTAATGCTGATAGTAATACAAGATATGCCAACTGGATGTCAGGTGAAGCACAAAATGTTACATTTGCAGATACTCAATGGGTACTTTTACGCTCTCCAGACAATACTGTTGACAGGTCTTTGGGTGTAATGGATTTTTTTGACTATGCCAATACTACAAGTTGGAAAATGGCTTATGGATACAGCATCGTGCCAAATGCAACAACAACAACTAATATAAATCATATTTTTGCAGGCTTTGGATATAATCAAACATCAGCAATTACAAGTTTAGTTTTATCACCTGGCTCAGGAAACTTTACATCAGGCACAGCCTATTTATATGGAGTAAATTAAAATGACAAAACCACAAATCAAAATTGTTGATGTAACAACTGGTGAAGAAATTATCAGAGATGCAAATGCTGAAGAAATTGCTCAAATGGAATTAGATGCAGAAAATGCAGCAGCAGCAAAAGCCGTAGCCGAAGCAAAGGCTGTCGAAAAACAAGCATTACTTGACAGACTTGGCATTACTGCTGACGAAGCAAAATTGTTACTTGGCTAATGAAGCCTTGGTTATCTAAAGCTGCTGACACGCTTCGCGACCAAATTAATGAAACATGGTTGGATCGCGATAAGCGAAGTGATGGGTGGATTTCTGATAGTAAACATGCACTTCGAAAATCAGATCACAACCCACGACCAGACGGAGAAGTTTGCGCGATCGATATTGACGCTGGCTTATCTAATGAACAAGGGATTAGTCATGCTCTGGCAGATCAGCTTCGACTCACAGCAAAAAAAGATAAGCGTATATCTTACATAATCTTTAGCAAGAAAATCTGCTCAAGTAAGTCATTATGGCGATGGGTCAAATATCGCGGCATCAACCCACATGATAAACACATCCATATCTCTTTTAAACCAAATCAAAATGGCAAAAAGTTCGACATCCCACTACTGAAAGGTAACTAATGAAAATCACAGATAAACAAAAGGCAGTCCTAAAGTCTTACTTTCGTGGAGTCTTGGTTTCATTCTTGACATTCTTGGCAAGTAATGAACTTGGATTAGATCCAGTTGTATCAGTAGTAATTGCAGCCCTAGCAGGGCCAGCAGCTAGAGCATTAGATAAAACCGAGGGTGAGTTTGGTGTTGGTTCTGAAAAATGACACCGAACGAATTAGTCGCATTTGGCGTTGGCGTAATAAGTATCGCAAGCGCTTTATTGCTGGCTCTACGATGGGTTATTAAAAGCTTCCTAAGCGAACTCCGCCCGAATTCTGGCAGCTCGATCAAGGATGCCATTAACCGAATTGATGATAGAAGTTTAAGATTAGAACAGCGTGTTGATGAACTGTTCTCATTAATGAATAGGCGATAATTTCTGCTATGGCGAACACACGGAAACGCACACCACGCAAAAAGGTTAATCGGAGAGTAGTTCGCCAAACTCCTGAACCATTAAGTAAATTAGATCAATTCTATATTGCAAAGCATGAAATGTTTAGAGCTGCACGCAAAGCTGGATTTAATGAATCCTGTGCGCTTTATTTAATGGATAATCCTGAATCAATGCCTGACTGGATCGTGGGCGATAAAGGAATAATCCCAACTATCCCAACTCCAGATGAGGATGACGATTAAGCGATACTTGGTCATTTCGGATTTACAAATCCCATACCACCATGAAGTAGCTGTAAAGAATGTCATAAAGTTAGCCAAGCGAGAGAGGTTTGATAGTGTCCTTTGCGTTGGCGATGAAATCGATTTTCAAACTATTAGCCGATGGGCTGAAAAAACACCTTTGGCTTATCAGCAGACCCTTGACGATGATCGCAAAGCGACTCAAGATATTCTTTGGGCTTTAACAGAGCATTCAAAAGAAGCTCACATAATTAGATCAAATCACACAGATAGACTTTACAACACCTTATTAAAAGTCCCGGGTTTAATCAGCCTACCTGAATTACAATACGCCAAGTTCATGCAGTTCGATGATTTAGGTATAACTTTTCATAAGCAATTCTATGAATTTGAAAAGGGCTGGATCTTGGCTCATGGCGATGAAGGCAACATGAATCCAAACGCTGGACAGACTGCCCTAAATCTTGCCAAAAAGGCAGGAAAGAGCGTGGTTTGTGGTCATACCCATAGGTTAGGTATGTCAGCCTACTCAGAGGGGCTCTACGGGGCTTATAGACCCCTTTACGGGCTAGAGGTGGGCAACCTTATGAACCGAGCAAAAGCATCTTACACAAAGGGCTTGGCTAATTGGCAAATGGGCATTGCTGTGCTTGAGTGGAATGGTAAGAATATGACTCCAACCATGATCCCAATTAACAAAGATGGCAGCTTTACTTATAATAGGAAGTCTTATGGGGCGTGAAACCGATTATCACGAACGCACGATTGATGACCATATCGATGATCTTGAGGATCTTGGCGTTATCTAATCGTTATAAAACACGCCGTAAATAACTTACTGAGTGTCCTTGCTTTAAGTCATACTTTCTGTATCAGGCAACCGCTTGATATTAGGGAGCGAACATGGAAATAGTAGGATACGGATTTATTATAGGCTGTTTAATTGGAGCAGCTTTGTATTTTTGGGATGAACACCGAAAATCAGAAATTTACGATAATGGCTATTATGCCGGTAGAGCTGCTGGATGGAAGTCTTGCATAGATCATCAAGCCAAAATCCAAAAACTTAAATTAGAGCAGGTCTTTGATTATGACAAAAACTGAGGATCTGTTAAATGAAGTCATTGCTACGATCCAAGAGCGCGGAAGTGTCTATGGACATCCGTATTATAATCACAAAAGAATTGCTGGATTGTGGAGTGCATATCTTGATTTCCCAATCACACCACACCAAGCTGCTTTATGTATGGCGTTGGTCAAGGTTTCTAGGCTTACTGAAACTCCAGATCATTACGACTCAGTTAAAGACTTTATCGCCTACGGAGCTATCTATCGGAATGTGCTCGAAGCAGTCCAAGACCAAGATTTTGAATGGAAGGAATAATGTTTAACTTAGACAATTATGAAACAGTAGAATCGAGATTGGAAAAATGGCATGAGAAATTCCCTGATAATCGTATCGAGAC